CCCCAGTTCATTTGACGACCGTTTGAGCAATCATCATAGCCCGACATTTCAAATCGGTTTCCCGCAAGTACTTTGCGGATTGTTTCCTTAGAAATTTTAACTTTAGTTTCCATTGTAACTTCTCTTTAGTTTAAAAATTGATTCTGCTATACCGTCAAGTGTAGTAGCTGCTTGCTCTACAGTCAACTCATCATTGTTAATCTTAAGCATTAGATTTTTTAGATGCTGTAGTAAGATTTGTTTATGTTCGGGTTTAAAATTCATAACGTTTGTAAATATTATTTTATCTGGTATTCCTCTAGTTTTTTTCATAACTCAAAATCATCATCTGAATCCCAAGTAAGCATTCCATCGATTTTTATACTTCTTTGTTCAGCAAGTTCTTGCAAACCCTTAAGTTTTGCACAAAACTCGTAATCCTCAGATTCAAGTGCTTCTTCGAATAGCTCTGTAACTTTATCTACAACTATTTCATAATGATAAAGATATTGTGTAATACAATGAAAGGGCTCGTGGCGTTGAAGCCACAGTTCTAGTTCATCTAATGGATTTAGTTTAGTTTCCATTAGTGCTTTGCGGATTGCTTCTTTCTGTTCCATTATAGTGGTAAATGTGTATATTTTTTACCTGTAACCATATTCCAAAAAGCATGATATCTTGCATTACCGGTATATTCTTCTCGCCATATTTTTTTATAACGATTAGTATTAGCACATCGATTCCTCCAATGAATTACTTCAACATCTGTAAAATGACCTAATACCTCGCGAGCCATTTGAGCACCGCCGGTATTATAAACATTATTATCCTTAGCACGTTGTAAATGATCTACTTCTTGTAAAGGTAAATGTTTATAACTTTCACCTGATAAAATATTCCAAAAATTAGAATATGTAAGATCATTTTGATAATGTGTTTCCCAAAACAACTTAGGTGATAAAGTGCTGTTGTAATATTTATTTCTAATATTAAGTACCTCTTCATCTGTAAACGTTTGATTTGCTAACTTTGAAGCTTGAGCAGCTTTCTTACATGTTTCAATAGTATTAGGATTTGCTTTAAGAGATGCTGATACTTTAATATTAATTTCTTTCCATGCATCACTATAGTAATATCCATTAGATTTTCTAGTATCAGCTGATTTTTTTTGATTTGCATTAAAAATAGTTTTCCAATAGGGAATTGTGTCTACTGGATATCCATATTGCTTTTGAAGTTCTATTTCACGTTCAGAAGCTAAATAAATATCTACATGCTCTTCTAATACTTCATAGTCTGTAAAATTTTGTTGTTTAACTCTAGTAACAATATCAGTTGTACATCCAACTTTAATTCCAGGTATGTGATAAATGTAATACATAATTACCAGATCTGTTTGTAGTACGCCTCAAGTGTAGCTTGGAACTCAGTACCGAAAATTGATCTCATTTCTTGAATCGAATCCAAAATACGTTGCTTAGCTTCTTTGTATTCAATACGTAGTTCAGCTTCTACCTTTTGTTTATGCCAAAGGTCTGTATTAAATTTAGCTTCTTCTAAACGATGCTTTAGTGCCTCTGTAGACTTTTTAGTCTTACGACCTTGGCCCCTGCAGCCCTGTAAATGATGTGATACCATTTTCTGACCTTGACCAATGGACTGGCAATCATAACAGTAGTAAACTTTTTGTGATGCTGTGTGACCACCTTTTGCGTTGTCTTCTTTTTTCATTTTAATAATATTATGTTTAACACTTATTTATATTTAACTTCTGTAAAATGTTTCAAACAGAAGTACAATAAGATATTTTATATACCTACCAGTTTTGCTTAGCTATTGCAAAATCATAAAAAGAGTATGTTATTATAATTTAAAAGCCCCGCGGAGGGCGCGAGGCTTTAAGGTCAGGGGAACCCCAACCATAACTGAAATAAGACAACTATTATACGCGCGCTTGTAGATAATGTTTCAAAAAAAAGAAAGTCCCGGTATTTCTACCAGGACCTTCCCCAAAACAAAGCACTAAAATAAAAAAAAATCAAAAATGAAACTAATCATTCAAAACTATATCTTATATACCATTGTACTTACAATGTTTCAAAAAATATTAAAGATTTTTTGTAGCAGTGATATTTTGAGCTGCAAGAGACGCAATAAGAGCATCGTGTGCAAGATCAAGAATATCAACACCCATTGTAGATCTGTCATATGCTACAGAAGCATATGGATTGAAAACACCAGTTTGGATGCCTTTCGCGCCCGCTGTGAATGCTTCTTCAGAAACAAATAGTTCTACATATGCTTGAAGCATAGTGCCGATATATTCGTCCTGTGCAGTCACACGACCGTATGCACTTGTAAGGGTAATACCGTTCTCAAGTGTGATTGGAGTTTGAAATTGTAAAGCCATAATAATAGTTTATTTTAATATATATTCGTTTTATACGATGCGAATTTTAAGTGCGCCTGATGTGTGGTAGACACCACCTAATGGGATACCGCCAGTTGCAGCAGCTGCATCATCAGCAAAGTCAAGAGTTGCGTAGTCAAGCATTTGAAGTTTCTTGATAGTCACTGTGTTAGCAGTAGAAGCTGCCACACCTTGACCCAAAGCCACAGAGCCCGTAGCAGATGCGTTAGCTAGTCGACCCAAAGCAATACCGTCTGTAGTAGCTTGCACTTCACGACCAATAGCAATTGCAAAGTCACCATTTGAGTTAGCACCATAGCCACCGATACAAACTGCACCTTCGTGGTTTGCGTTGCTATAGTTTCCAATCGCTACTGTTGAAAAAGAGCCTGCAGAAGTTGAAAGACCACCAGCAAAACCACGTAGACCGAAAGAAAACGCACCAGCACCAACCGAAGTACCGTATGTACCAGCTTGAGCATTGTTTCCTACTGCAAGACCATTCTCACTGTTTGAGCGAGATTGGTAACCAATTGCAATATTTTGACGTGGAAAACCACCACCGCCATTTGCTTGAGCATCGTTACCAATTGCGATGTTGTTGATACTATCAGCTTGTGCTGGGATAGTTGTCAAGTTTGGATCAGATACCATTGAGTTAGCTGCAGTACCTGGTACAAGACCAGACGGTGAACTTGGCAAACCAGCTACAGTTGCTGATGTAAAATCCCAAGAACCAGAAGCTGTTAGACCTCCAGGTCCAAATGTGAAACCATTCTCAGCACCAACATCATAGATGTGACCACCGTTAAGAGGCTCGATTACGATATATTCTTGACCCAACTTAAATCCAGTTGCATTACCTTCACCATCAGTGATAGTAGCAACATTATAGCCAGTTGGGAGGGCTGTGTTACCATCAGTCTTTAAGAGACCGTTATAGCTTGTATTAATTGATTGTCCTGTTAATGAGGCCATAATTATTGATTATTTTTAAGAGCTTGTAGCTCATTGTACATTTCAAGTAGTTGCTGTTCTTTGTCAGCAATTAGCTCTTCTACAGTAGGTTCATTTGTTTCAATCATTTGAACTTCAATTTCGAATGAACCATCTGGTTTCATTGTGTATATTTCTTTTCTTTCCATATTGTTAAGCTATAAGTACGTATGCAGGGTTACCGGTTAAGCCGGTGTAATATGCATCAGCATATGATTCCAATAAGCCACCAGGTGTTAGATTACTAATTTGCCAACCAACAATACGGTAAAACGTACCTGAATTATCATTTCCGCCATTACCAGACCAAACACCCTGGTTCCAACCAGAAATTAAAGTCCCTGGTGTGTCACCTTTAATAACAAAAGCAATGTGATTGTATGGTTCAGTTCCATCTGCAATGTATGGTGTAGATAAAACAATCTCTTTAATACCAGTAGTTGAGCCATCAATAGCCAGAGCTATGTCTTGGATTTTATCACCAACAACTATCACTTCATTTACGCCACTAGTATTTAATGCAAGTTTGTAAAGACCTACTTCAAATGTAGCACCGGCTTGAGCAGTGTGAACATAGAATTTTATCTTTTGAAGCTTTCTGTCTGCAGGGAAATTAAATACTGCTACTTGAGCTATTGTATCATTACAATTAATTCCAGTTCTAGTATAGCCAGTAGTTGCAACCCAAGTTGACCAGCTTTCATCACCAGATAGTCGAGCTAGTGGAGGTAAAGATTGTAAAGTATAAGATGTTCCACCTCCACCACCGCCTGAAGTACCTGACGATCCAGAAGTTCCGTTAGCACCATCTAAACCAGATGTTCCGTCAGTTCCAGATGTTCCAGCAGCACCATTAATTCCAGATGTTCCGTCAGTTCCAGATGTACCTGCAGCTGATTCAATACCTGTGATTACTGCATTAGTAAAGTCCTGTGTTCCGTAATAACGCATACCGCTAGACGCAACATCAACTGGTAAGTTATTACCTTCACCATCTTGAAGTCTTTTAGGCACTGAACCAACAGCGCCTTCATCCGAAGTTTTAATAATCCCCGGGAATGTATCTTTGATAAGTTTATCTCCTAGTTGACTCATTAGTTCCAGGTTCTAGTTTCATTTTCCCAAAGATTGGTGTTTAGGTTCCAAATCATCGGAATGATTGGAGCAGGAATGCCATTGACAATCCTTACGACGGTATTTGCAATAGCGTAAAACATATTAGTATGCTCTGTATAGATTACCAGCAGAAACAGAAGTAACTGCGATTGCTCTTACAGGAATCCAACCAGCTGCAAAAGAAACAGAAACAGTTGAACCTTGACCTGAAGGTTGAAATACTACAGTAGCTGCAGTATCAAGATAAAGAGTTGATTCTTCGTCAAAAGTTGCAGGAGCAGCAACAGCTTCCATTCTTTGTGGAAGTGCTACATCCCATCTGTTAGAGACGGCTTGGATGTAAGATGATTCGTGGTTTTGTAAACTCATTTTAATAATAGTTTATTTTATATTTTAAGATATACTTTTAGATTGAATTGTTTTCTTTTGCATCCTTACCTTCAGGTAATCTAACGCCTCTAAGTCTTGTTGCAAAATCAATCGCTCCTTCTGTACCAATGTAAATAAGCGCAACATCAACCCAATCCTGACTATCTACTTGTCCAACTAATGTAAGTGCAGTAGCAATAAAAAACACCATTAGTTTGCGGGACAACCATTTATTTAGTATTAGATCGATTTTTGCTTTCACTTTTCTGGAAGTATAGTTCTAACTTTTTAATGTTAGTTTCAGTTTTTTTAGTAGATTGGCGGAGTGCAAGAACCATATGAGGTATCACAATCATCAAATGTATTTTTAATTGAACGTGGGACTACAAGACCTGTGTAGTATGCGGTACCACGATTAGCGGCCATACCGTCCTTATTTGTAAATGATCCGTATTCAGGATAAAGATTTGAATTAGCTTTTAAGTAATCGCGTAATCTTTCATCATAAAACTTAGCAGATTCAAAAACAGTGTTGCGGAAGTATTGTAGTTCATCAAGTGAAATACCTTGTGCAACCTCTGAAGAACCGCTTAAAACACCTTTATTAGTGCTTCTGTACTTTAGGGATGGTAGAGCTAAGTAGTATGTATAGTGTACAACAACAGGTGCACAGTAATCGTCTAATAGCGTCTTATAGTCAGCTGGGATTGGTGTGCCATTAACAACATTGTCAACTACGTAATTCTTAACAGCATTGTAAAGTTTTGTAGAAAGAGAAGGTTGTAGGTGTAAATCCTGTGCTTGCAATACAAAAGGATAAAGCAATACTGGTTCTACATTTTCATCAATCGCTGTAAACGATTTTAGTTTTTCTTCAGTGATAAAAAGAGCTGTAGCCATTATTCTGTAATATCTGTAATTTGTGTTTGTGTTGTTTCAATCGTTTCCGTATACAAAATATCTGATTGGTCTACTTCAAGCTTAACAGTCATACCAAAATACCAAACCAGTTTTTGTAGAGACTTAAGTAGCTTCTTTTGCTCAGGAATAATAACAGTACCCAAGAAGTGATTAAATGCCGTCTGGATTTCATCTGCATTGTTAGAGAAGCCAGATGCGTCATACAGACCCAACAACTTAGGAGAAGTAATCCTATGGCTAGTTAAGATGCGAGATGTAATACGGCCTTCAAGAGTTACGTAATAATCTGAATTCGCGTTTTCGATAGTTTGCACCTGTGGCTCGCGACCAGGTTCAGAAAAGTTAATAAAGAATTTACCTGCGTTTTCTTCACCTGCAAATGTGCGATCAATGTCTCTGTAAATCTCATTTTGCTCCTCCTGACCTGGAAGGCCATTACGGAATGTTAGCATCATAGAGGGTGCCAAACCATTTTTCAAGTTGTTAGCGTGGAACTTAGATACTCTAGAATCGATATCTACATCGTTGATTGCGCCCACATATGAGGGAAGCGGATAGTATGAATTTCCAACAGTGTAATCAAAGTAGTAGAAGATTTGAGAAGCATTGTCACCTTTGTTATCCGTAGCATCAAAAGACTTGTATGCTACTGGCTTGTACTTTCTTGATTGTGACCAATCTGCAGAATAGAAGTATTCTTCAATGATATCGTCTTCATTCATTTTACCAGAACGCACACGGTTAAAATCAACGTGGTACATCTCTGCAATACCATCACCTGCTTTGTTCCAGATAACATTAATAGCATAACCGCCAAAAATCATAAAGTCTTTAGCAATGCGTTCAAACAATTCATCTAAAGTATCGCCCTTAGTATTCATTGGAGTGCTACCAAAGTTTTTAATACCGTCACCTGTGATGGCATCTGTCTTAGCATCAATGCAAGTGTGGTGCATCGCGCTATTGTTGTATAGTTCGATAAGCAACTCTGGGTAGAGATTGTTAGAACCAAAATCTACATAATCGTGTCCGCGACGTTCTGTAATCTGCGGCAACTGAATAGATTCAAAGTTATGTGATCTAAAAATATATTTTTGCATTTTATGGATTGTATATTACGTATGATTGTGCATCGTCGTTAGGACTTTCATATTGGTAACGATTAATATTACCATTCACATCAGGTGTAAGAATTTTAATAAGTCCAGTGTCTAGGGTAGTCCAATCTTCTGGTACAAAATCTTCTAAAGAAGTTACAGCATCCATTGTGCCGTATAAGTTGTATGTATAGAAGCCAGAATATTGACCACCTCTTGGTACTGGAAACCACTGTGTTAGTATAAACTCAGTATACCTTTCATTAGCTAATACTAGATTTAGACCACAAATCCACTTTCTAGCATCACCAGGTAAAACTACCAGTTCTTTATTTGTATAGTCTGAGATAAATTGCAAACGATAAGTAGTATAACCACCGTAATCGCCATTAAATGATATGCTATACCCTTCTTCAAAGTTAAAAGTCATACAAGTATAAGTATTTTTACAATATAAGATATACTTGTTGCAAGTATTGCGCAACTACATTATATATAACTGTATTATGTGTGCACGAACTTGTAAGTATTGTAGCAATGAATTTACCGGAAGATCCGATAAAATATATTGTTCCAGGAAATGTAAAAACAAAGCTAAAAGAAAGCCATACGGATACTTCAAATGGCACCAGGCACACGAATGTAATAAATGCGGGTTTGTACCAGTCCACCCGTGTCAGCTCGATATAGACCATATAAACGGTATTAAATCAGACAACCGCGAAGAGAACCTTCAAATACTTTGTGCAAACTGCCATCGGCTAAAGACCTGGATTAATAAAGATTATCAGAAATAAAAAAAGGGTACCTAATTAAAGATACCCTTCTTTTTTATGGATATAGTGAGGATTACTCGCCTACGAAAGATGCAAGGCACTCGTATGATGGATCTGGCTCCAAACCTTGAAGCACGATTTCACCACCGTTTCTGTCACCGTATGCAGTACCTGTAGAAACTGAACCTGAAATAAGCTCAGCACCACGAGTTACGCCTACAGACCAGAACTTACCATTACCGTCTTTAACGACAACAAGAAGCTTTGGGTTCTGCGCAAGAAGTCTGATTTGATCTCTTTTAGCAGCTTCCATTTTGTTAAAAATAAAAGTAGCTTGTTGATCATAAAAAACAGTTCCCGCTTCGATAGCAGCAGAAATTGTTTCTTGGAATGAGCTCACTTGCTTAGGAGTTTCATACTTGTACCAAGTGATAGAAGTAGGAACGCCAGCAGCATCTAGAGAAACAATCTTACCGTCAACGTCAGTAACGATTTCGTCATAAGTTGGAAGATCGGAAATGTACAAGTACTCGACGCCTCCCTGGCTATCCTTACATCCTAGGGTCATACCCGATGTGATTGAACACGACATAATATATGGATTATTTTTAGTTTGGTAGAGGGGCCGAAGCCCCATTACCAAGGTTTAGGGAGGTTAATTAAAGACCGTTGTAAGACCATGCAGCTGCATTAACAACCGCCAAGCCCAATCTCCAAGCTGCCATAACGCGAACTTGATCCGAATCTTGTGAGTACCACATCTTTAGTTGATCGAAATCATCTTCAAGACCGCAACCTACGATAACGTCCTTAGAAGGACCAGCGATCATAGTGTTGATATCACCAACAGCAACAGTCAACTTAACAGCTTTGAAACCAGTACCAGGGATATCCAATACGTCGTTAGAGTCAGTTGGAGCAATGTGGTAAAGGTTAGCAGCAACAAGTGCTCTACGTAGCAAGTTGAAGTTAGATGGAGACATGAAAACAACCAAGTCCTCACGACCAGCGTAAGCTGGATCGATAGCGTCTACAAGAGCGTAAACGTCAGAAAGGATAGAATCAGCATCAGAAGGACCAGTTTGAGAAGTAGTAGTACCAGCAGCTTCAACCTTAGCGATAAGATCAGTAGCCAATAGAAGTTCGTTATGGTTCTTGATTTTCTGAGTATACAAGTTTACCATTGCCTCTTCGAAAGGAACTTCCTCTGCGTGTGCAGATGCAGAAAGCTTTTCAGAAAGGTAGTACTCACGAAGTGAAGTTGGGCAAAGTGATTGCTTTGACTCAAGTTCGTTCATAACGATATCAACTTGTGTGAAAGTTGTAGTTGCGTTATCAGACCAATCGCAAGAGCGTGGTTGTGCAGCAATTTCAACATCGATGATATTCACAGCCGAAGTTCCCGCGCGAAGACCAGAACGTAGTGTAGCATACTCCATCAACTTTGTCTGAAGTACTGCGTTAGAAATCGCCTCGAAAGACATTTCATCAGTATAAGCTGCCAAGTTAGCAGCGAGATTTGAATAAGACATTTTTAAGTATATTATTTTTGTTTACGGATTTTTGCGATACGTTCTACTGCAGACAATCTTTCAGCAGTGAAATCGTTTCGTTTTACCTTTGGAGCGGCAGGCTCCTTCTGGAAAGCTTGGAATTGCGCTTTCATTTTCTTAAGTTCTTCTGCGATAGATGCAACTTCCTCGATAACAGGAGCAAGAGCTTCTACAACAGCTTGAACAACTTCTTCAGTTAGAACTGGAGCAACTTCTTCAGGAACCTCAACAACAACCTCTTCTTCCATTGCAACCTCCTCAGTAGCAGGAGCTTCTTCAACAGTTTCAGAAGTTGATTGCTCAACCTTTGTAATTACACCAGACTCGTCAACAGTGATTAGGACACCTTCAGATGTTTCGTGGATTCCAGCCGGAGCAGGAACTTCACCTTCAGCAGTCACAACCATAAGTTGAGCGCCTTCAACTAGTTCACCTTCAGTTTTAACTTCTGTACCGTCAACAAGGGTAGCAGTCGCAAATTTGAACGTAGACTCGTTGATACCTAGAAGCAATCTAATTTTAGATACAGCGTCAGTAGCAGTCATAGTATTTTGTAAAATTATTTTTATGATCGGGTATACCGATCTAGTTTAAGATATACTTCGCACAAAAACGGACAAAAGTTAGTCCTTCTTAGTATTTCTGATGCGAGTAATGTTGAGAATGATACCAGAAACTAACAAAAGAAATGTTAATAGCGGCTGTAGGTCCATAAGAACAGAACCTAAACCAGCTAAGGTAATTGTGTTAGCTACTGAATCTTGCACGTTATTCATCGGATTTCTTTGAGTATATCAATGATTTTAGATAGCGTTTCTTCGTCTTGATTTACAGGTTTAGCACGCTCGATAAAATTACCTGCAATACTGAAACCTTTTAATTCTCCAGACTTTACACGTGCCCAAGTATCATCATCGTTCACCTTATATACTCCAAACCACGTGTTCATTGGTAATCTGTTGAAACCGTAGAATTTAGATTTGTCATATGTAGGGTGTTCAATAATCCATTGTTCTAAAAGAACGTTAGCATTTAAGACATTGCCGTCGTGTTGCCTATCTGTATTATTTTGTTTAAGCTCTTGATTAAAGCGTTCCTGGATACGTCTAACAGTATCTGCAGAAAAGTAAACATAGTATGGTTCACCTTTTTCATCTCTGCGTAGGATCATTTGATTTGGAACCATTAAAGGTCCTGCTACAATTCTTTTTGCATCATCCATTACAGAAAAGCCCATACGTGCATTATTTGCTACAGCACCTGTTGGGCTTGGTGCATTTGAATTGTTAGATTTGCCAGCATTACCAGGAGCTGGACCGTTTTCAACTACAAGAACTCTACCGCCTTCTGGTTTGAATACCGAAAGCTGCGTCCAAAAGTGTCTGCAATTTACAGAACCCTTATATTCAAAAACATCGTATGAATTTGAACCACGAGGACCCATACCTGGGTTAATAGCTCTTAGTCTACTCTGCAGTTTATCCATATCATTGTCAGGACCCTCAGCAGAATACATCTTATTTAGGCGCAACATAGCTTTGCAGAAACCTCTTTCTGCAGAAGGACCTGAATATTTGTAGCGGATTTCAGCAGGTTCGTTTGCACGAATGCCTAGTTTGCTTGCAATATCAAGACCTTGAATAAGTGATGCAACGTCAGCAACTGTAGAAAACTCTTGATTCTCTTGGATATACGTGTGATTTTGTGTGATAACTTCACCGTTTTCAATCGCCCAATGTAGAATAATCTTTTGTTCTTCTGTTAGGTCTTCAAGATTGTCAACATATGGTGCTAATGCACTTGTATCGATTGACATTTCATTGTAGCTTTCGAATTCTTCTTTACCTTCCCAGTATGAATAGCATATTGCAACAGCTTCGTCTTGCTCTTTACCTTCGCCGATTAAAACTGGAATACAACGACCGATGAATTCATCTTCAGATTCACCTGCGTGTGGCTTTACAAACTCTTGTGATGCAAAAGCCATAAAGTCAATTTCAATAGCGGGATCCGTTACGAAACTAACCGTATCAACGCCCATATCTTCCAGAGTGATATTGTCTAAATCAATATCCAGTTCTACGATGTTTTTAATATATTCTTCCATATTACAATCTAGCAAGTTTTTCTACTTTTGAGTTAGCTTCTTGTGCTGATGTCACTTCAGTAGCAACTACATATGTTTTGATTGGCGCCATAGAGCCGGTTTGATTATTAGGTGTTGCTACGCCGTTAAGTGCTTGTGCAATCTGCGCTACACCTGGTTGTCTCATAGCATATTTATTCAACACAAATTCACCACCTTCTGCGTTAATCATTCTACCGCCGCCTGCGTGTGATGCACCGTCAACGAAACCACCAAATGCCATTTCAGGCGGTTCAGGGATTTTAGTGTTTTGAATCTGTTTTAGGGTCGCTAATCCAGAAGCCACAGCAGCTGCAGCAGCAGCAGGAGCAAGGACAGGACCGATAACAGGTACTGCGATTGCGCTTTCGTAAGCTTTTTGCGCTGCAGAATAGGTTGACATGATTGTTTCAGCACTCTTAAAAACTTTGAACATTTCAGTTCCTTCGCCAAAAGCATCGCCGATTGCAGATAGGGAGTCAACAGTTGTTTGATAATCATTATCAGCTTGGTCTTGTGAAAGCTTTGCACGCATAGCTCCAAATGCTTCACGCACTCTTTGCTTTTCTTCTTCAGTTGCTTTAAGGATATCAAGTTCTGCAAGAGCTTGTTCTTCAGCGATTCGTAGTTCTTCTTGAGCTTTAAGTCTTGCATCTTCGAGCGTAGCAAGTTCAAGAGCAGAGATTTGATCTGCAATAGATCTCTTACGATCAAGTTCCGCTTGCTCCAACTCTGCAGTAATCTTTGAAACCTCAACTTTCTTAATCTCAAGTGCTGTTTGAGCTTCTGTAGCTCTTGCGTTAGCTTCAGCCAACTGGTCTTGAATATCTTGTTGCTCTTCATAGTTTGCAGTTTGAGCCAATTGTATTTCAAGAAGTGTCTTATCGATCTGAGCTTGTCGTGCAGCATTTTCTGCAAGCTTGATTTGAGCTTCGCCAACTTTTTCAAGAGCTTCTTTTCTTTCATCATAACTACGTGTTGTGTCCTCAGCTATTTTTTGATTTACTTCTAGTGTTTTGTTTAACTCTGCGTTTTCTTGTGTTAGGGCTCTTTGTTCAGCACGAAGGGCACGTTGCATATTAACCATACCCTCTGCAGTTTTAATAGCTGTTTTAACCTTATCTGTAAATTGGCCAACAGCTGCAGTCACTTTATTAACTGAATCATCAACACCCGTAAAGACATCGACTAATTCTTCCCCTGCATTTTTAACGCTTTCCCAGGCAGCTTCAAACTCACCTTCGAATAACTTCATAAAAGCGTCAGAAAGGAATCCAACTACTTCAATAGCAGATTTGAATCTCTCAACAATATTATCAACAATGGCTTGACCAAGTTCTTTGATCGCTTCCATTGGATTCTCAAAAGCCCATGCAATCTTTTCACCAACTGCTTGTGCAAACTCACTAATATCAGCAAAGATTAGTTTAAGAGCGGTCATTGCAACCTGTAGCTTCTTAGAACCTTCCTCAGATGACCTGAAGTATTCTACAAGTGTTCCAATCGCTACAACCAATAAACCAATACCTGTTGCTGCAATAGCTCCCTTAAGTGTCTTAAATGATCTTACGACCTTTAGGACACCTTCTTTCATATCACCAAACTTTTTCTTGATGTCACCAAAGATAGTGGCCTCTTCACCGGCCTTCTTGGTTTCTTTACCAAGATTGTCCATTTCTTTACCAGCAGTCTTAGCACCGCTTGCAAGATCCTTTAACTGTTCTTGGGTGTATTCGACCCCGTCGATTTTAACTCTGATTTCTACATCTGCCATAGCAATTTAAGATATACTTTTTAGTATTTATGAAAGACCTGACGGGTGAGCTCCAGGTGCATACAATCTCACTTCAGTGTTTGCAGTATTTCTAAATAGAGAAAGTGTCCTATCGACTGTTAATGGTGCACCAGTAGTATTGTTAATAATATGATAAGCATAAATTTGTGCATATGTACCATTCTTAACAAATATTGTATCACTATTATTGTTTGCTAACTTAGCAAAGAATGTATAATTACCTGAACCGTTGTTGGTTACATTTGTAAACTCAATCACGCCACCAGCTTGAAATGCTGTGTGATTAATACTTAGATTAGTTGTTGGATTTCTTAAATCTAAATTAATCCAATATCCAGTATAATAACCAGATTGTCCACTTGTAGGTATTGTAGAATATTGATTAGCAGTTCTTAGTAATGCAAAGTTTGCTTCAGCATCTAAAACTGTATAACCCAGCACAGGAGTTTCGTTACCTCCACCATCTACTGGTTCTGATGGTTCTTCACCTGGATCACCTCCACCACCAGTCATTCCACCATCACCTGGTTCTAGACTTAAAGATTCTGGTGATAACCAAGGACCGTCTGCATCTTCATAAGTATCATCTGAAACACCCCATAAATCTTCAGCAGTATAAGGTCCCGCGTAAGGTGTTGGAATGTAAGAAACCAATTTGATTAGGTCAACCTTAACAACATCAATGTCTGTTAGTGGGGCGTCATAGATTTTTTGAACTCTCCAGTATGTGTCTTTAATGAAAATAACATCGTCAAAAGTTAGGTCTCTTAAATCTTGTGCATCAATCTTAAAGTATGCCGTCATTATGCGGGCCTCTGATGAATACAATTCTTGAATGTATGAATTCCAGTATCTAGTATAAACAGACTCACCTAAGATTTCACCAACAAAGTCAGCTTCAATATTCCAGTTCAAATTTAGGGTTGTAGGTGTTGTTAAAAAATCTGAGTATGGTGTAGCACACGGATACGTTGTCATCGAAATAGAAGTTGCTGCACCACCAGGAGCATCGTCATAATACCATGTAGTACCTCCAGTTGTTTTCATACCATTCCAAAATAGGAGCCTTGGTTTTGGTCTCATTGGAATGAGTTGAATGTGGTTGTGGTTTGGATCAACTTCTGTGCCATTTGCAGCAAAGGATGGAATAATAAACGGCGAACCAGCAGTATCACCAATAATCACATCAACTGGAGTAGGTGCAAAGATTGTATTAACTTCCCTTGTTTCGCC